TTGGTTCCCATAGAGGGTTGCTATTTTGTAGAGACATCGGGCGACATTAATATAAAAACAGAACGCGGCACTGGCGGTTTTGGCTCAACGGGGAGATAAATGTCGAGTAAAAAATACGAAGTCAGAGAGGTAAGCAGGGCTGTAGCGACAGAGTTGGTACAGGCTAATCACTACAGTCCGGTGATGCCCAAGCTAACGAAGCATTGGCTCGGGGTGTTTAAGGGCGAGGAGATGGTCGGCGCTGTGACTCTTGGTTGGGGCACAAGACCACTCCACACAATTCAGAAAATTGTTAATCCTGAAATGGAGTCCAAGCACTATCTTGAGATTGGCAAGATGTGTATGCTTGACAGTGAACCAAGAAATTCAGAGACACAGATGATATCCCAGTTGGTGCGCTGGATAAAGAACAATTGTCCAGACGTTCTGTTTTTATACACTCTAGCAGATGGCATTATGGGTAAATGTGGCTACGTCTACCAAGCCGCAAACTTCTATTACGGCGGAGAGTATTGGACAGACAGTTATATGTCTGCGAAAGGAGAAAAGATACATCCGAGGTCAACCCGTGAACTTTGTGCTGACAACTGGCGCTGGCACTACGACGAAAGCTCTGAAGGTTATCGGCAAGAGTTTAAAGAGAATCACGAAAGAAAGATCAAGGAGGCAAACCTGGCTGGCGCAAAGCTGCCCAAAGAGAAAGTATTTTGGTTGACACCAGAATTTATGAAGCACGTTGGTTTGCGAAAGATAAAAGGAAAAATGTTCAGATACATATATCCCCTGAATAAGACAGCAAAAAAGATTCTTGCTAATAACTCTAATATAGAGTGGAAGCTCGGAGCTGGCATATATCCAAAGGAAGTTAATGGAGACTTGAGGTGGAAAGAGATGGTCGGACGAAAGAAATATGAGTTCTTGGATGGCATACCCAATTGGGACTTGCAGACGGTAGAACATAACAAGAGGAATGTAAACGCACACAAAAAATGAGTTCTATTACAAGAAAAATAAAACGGAAAGGGCTTGCTAAGAAACGGCGACAAGCGCAGAAAGATATGTCAGAGAAAATTGGTCTTTTTAATAAAATTCCAGATAACTGTGTAACTTGTGATAAACCATTTGATAAAAAGAATCGGGATATGGTGATGTCGTGGAGCGTGGTCGTTCGAAAAGAGGAAGAGGTAGTGCGCCTATATTGTCCCGAGTGTTGGGACGAAGCCAAAAGAATAATTAAGGAGTTTAGTGAGAAATGAAAGAAGCTTTGACTTACGACGATGTGTTACTGGTACCACAATATTCTGATATTGAGAGCAGGAAAGAGGTAGATATCCACAACATGTTGGATAAATCTCGCAAGCTGCTTGTTCCGATTATCTCTAGCCCCATGGACACTGTTACAGAAGAAAAGATGGTGATTGCTATGAGCTTTGCCGGTGGGCTTGGTATAGTTCATAGATATAACACAATCGAAAACCAGGCTGAAATTGTTAATAATCTGTGCAAAAAACATTTCTGTGCAAAGGTTGGAGCCGCGATAGGTGCTACGGGAGATTATGAAGAGCGAGCAACCGCCTTATATAATGCGGGCGCTCGCATGTTGTGCATCGACGTTGCTCATGGACACCATGGGCTTGTCAAGAAGGCGCTGCATAGGCTCCGAGGGATGTTTGGTGATGACGTTCATTTGATGGCTGGTAACGTTGCAACGAAAGAAGGCTACGAGGCTCTTTCTGATTGGGGAGCTGATTCGGTTCGTTGTAATATCGGCGGCGGCTCTATTTGCTCGACGAGAATTCAAACGGGTCACGGCGTACCTGGGCTTCAAACTATTATGGACTGTGCCAACTCTGACCGCCCAGCGAAAATTATTGCTGATGGTGGAATTAGAAACTCTGGCGACATGGTGAAGGCGATTGCTGCGGGTGCGGACTTTGTAATGATTGGCTCCTTGTTGGCTGGGACTGTTGAGTCGCCAGGGGAAGTTGTCAAAAACAATATGGGCGAATCATACAAACTTTACCGAGGAATGGCTTCCTTCGGCGCGCAGAAGGAGTGGAGAGGGAAAATGACTTCGGCACCCGAAGGCGTTTCGACCACTGTGCCGTGCAAAGGCCCGGTCAAGGACATAATATGCGATTTAGCAATGGGAATTCGCAGCGGTCTTTCCTATAGCGGAGCAAGAAGCATTTCAGAGTTTCAAGCTAAAGCTAAGTTTGTTCGGCAAACTAATGCAAGCCAAGTTGAAAGCGCTGCACATATCATGAAGAGTAGATGATGGGCGATGAAACCACAAAAAAAATAGTTTTTTATGACACAGACAAGAGACACGCTGATTTGAAAATTCGCTTGCACTATGATGGCTTGACGCAGGCAGGCTTTTTTCGTGCTTTGGTTTCCGGCTATTTAGATAAAGATCCTGCTGTGATAGACTTCATACAACGCGCTAAAGAGGAAAAAAATATTCAAAGTATTAAAAAAAGAAAAGAATCTAAAAAGCTTTTAAACGCTGGCGAGGAGACAAAATCTAAGTTTTCCATATTGGAAGATGGTGAGGTAGAAAGTATATTTGATATAATAGAAAAGGAGCATCCAGAATTATGAAAGATTATAAGTTTTTATTGAAAAGTGATATACCAGAGTGTTCGAAGGCTTGTCTAAAGTGTGACGTATCTTGTCCGATAGATGATTGCCGAATGTGGATTGATTATGAAGAGGATAACAATTGCACAGCAATCGCGGCTAAGAAAAATGGCAGTATGTCCCTCCGCGAAATAGCAGATAGAATGGGCGTCAGCTTTGTGCGAATTAAACAAATAGAAGACAAAGCACTAGTTAAACTAAGAAAGGGTCTGGCTAGAGAATTCAGTCTCAGGGGAGAAGATCTGCGAAAGTTTTTTATGACAGCTTTTCCAGGCGTTGATTACTGGGCTCAGGGAAAAAATAAAAGGGACCGCCCAGGTCATCGTGCGGTTAAGCTCCGAAAGAAGCAAGACTGAAACTTTGTGCTTTTTATTGATGAAAGTACTATTTACTGGAGAAACCTGATTATCATTTTAAGGAGATTATAAAATGAGTAATAATGAAAAGAATAGATTAGACGAAAGTCAAGTTCGCCGCTTCATGGGGCTGGCAAATCTTGCTCCGATTGGCGAAGGCTTTCTTGATCGTATTCGTGAAGAAGATGACCTTCCACCCGACGAAGGTGCCGAAGGACTGCCGCCCGAAGGTGAAGAGATGCCACCTGAAGAGCCGCTTGAAGCCGATGCAGTCGAAGCTGGACCCCCCACTGAAGAGACAGCGGGAGTTGCAACAGAAATGGCACAAGATGTGGCTGATGCTGTAGCCACTGCGCTCAGCGACGCGCTTGGTCAGCATGGTGTAGAAGTAACTTCTGGCGAAGCTGAAGGTGGTGGCGAAGAAGCACTGCCCGCCGAAGAGCTTCCTGGCGAAGAGCTTCCTGGTGAAGAACTTCCTGGCGAGGAAGAAGAGCTTGAAGAGCTTGAGTCCGCAGGGATTGAAGTTGTTGATGATGACAGGCTGGTGCAGGAAGTCGCGCGACGGGTTGCTGCGCGATTGCTTAAAGAAAGCAAAGCTTCTACCAAATAATTTATCCCCCATAGGTTTCGGAAAATAAAACTATGGAAGTAATGACATGGGTAGACAGAAAGCAAGCGGGCATGAAGATCTTTATAAAAAGTTAATCAGACATATAAAGATTGAAATCCCCGGATTTAAAATAAAAAGTAAAAAAAACAGCAAACTCATGAAAATACTTTCCATGGCTTTGTTTTTTAATAAAGATTTTCTCTCTTCATATGTGACCACGTTATATCCTCACATTTATGTTCCAAAGTTTCCGTGGAAGAGAAACAATCCAGTTAGTCGGATAGCCACACTAGCTCACGAATATGTTCATTTAAAAGATAGACGACGACTTGGGTGGTGGTTTAATATTTTATACTTATCCCCGCAAATATTTGCTCTCCTTGCGATCGGAGCTTTTTGGAACTTATCGTGGCTTTGGGCTCTTTTGTTTTTGCTCCCGTTACCAAGTCCAGGGAGGGCTTGGCTAGAGCTTCGCGCTTATCAAGTGACCGCCGCAGTTTATTGGTGGCTGGCTAGAGAAAAAACCAACACAATGTGGCTGACTTTACAATTTACCACTGGTTCTTATTATTGGATGTTTCCCTTTAGATGGTTGGTAGAAAAGCGTATAGTAAAGGTGATTGAAGATGTTGAATCTGGCAGAAATTTGCCGCCCATAGTTTTTGAAATTAAAAGAGTATTAGGAGTTAAAGGATGGTAGAAGCATTATGGTTTTTTGGTGGCGCGCTTACTTTCCAAGTTATAGGTAAGCTGCTTCGGTATGGACAGTTGATCAACTTGACGGCGGAAACTGGCTTGCACCTACTGAGGTTATGCGCTACGATAACCCACGACGTCGCATTTATACAAACATTAAAATACAAACAATTAACCGAGTCTGGGGTAAAAGAAGAACAAATACAACTAATTAAAGAAGCAGACAAAGAAACTCTAAATAATTGGAAATTTTCATTGATTTTAAAATTTAAATATACACTGCCTAAACCTGTACGGAGTATCTTCGCATTCAATGATTGGGAAGGTGCCATGAAGGTTTTGGATAAGTATTTAAAAAAGGAGAAACGAGTTCGATGACAAGAATATATAAAAACACCCTCAATTTACAACACCTGCGCCGTCTTATCAAGGAAGCGCTAGCGGAGTCTTACCGACCCGAATCACATTCTTATTTGTTGGAGGAGCCCGAGCTTCTTGACGAAAAAAGTATTTTAAAAAATAAACACCCGTTCAAGGCGTTCTATATCTTTGGACCAGC